GCCATTGACAGAGTGCATCCTGGGCTTGTATGGACACTGACTAAGACCGGTAAGCGATCTACCTCCAAGGTGAACATGGAGAAGACGCTTGAAGGACTGACCGGCAAGTTGTTGGCTGTGATGCAATACAGGGCATCGATACACACCTGCGTCAACACCTTCATGCGGCCTTGGCTGACGCAAGCCACACACCCACTTGGTGGTGGACGAATTCGGTGCCAATGGAACACAACTCGCGGTGACGATGGTGGTGCGCGTACTGGTAGACTGAGTTCGTCGCCTAACTTCATGAACATACCTACTTTGAAGTCGCACAAGTTCACCGCAGTACTAACCCTGTGGGAAGAGTGGCTGAAAGATGAGTTCCCTGCACTGCCTAATGTACGGAGCTACATTCTACCTGACGAAGACGAGGTACTAATTTCTTATGACTTCGCATCCCAAGAACTACGCGTACTTGCCCACTACGAGGATGGCAAGCTGCTACAAGCGTACAAAGATGACCCGACGCAAGACTTGCACCAGTTCGCAGCAGATACCATTTCTGAGTTGCTTTCCATTGCCTTTACAAGAAAGCATGCGAAGACTGTTAGTTTCTCTATTCTCTACGGCAGCGGACTAGACGCGCTGGCAGGTGGACTAGGCACTTCGCGCGACGAGGCGGCGGAAGTCAAGCGTATCTACTTGGCAGTGCTGCCGGGCCTTGAAGACTTAATTGGCATGCTAAAAGCTCGTGCCAGAGCCAACCAACCGCTCAGGACTTGGGGTGGTCGTATTTACTATGTTGAACCAGCGCGCTTCATTGATGGCCGGTGGAGAACGTTCGACTACAAGCTATTGAACTACCTCATTCAAGGAAGTTCGGCAGATATCACCAAAGAGACTATTATTGAATATGCCAAGCGCCGAGTGCATGGTCGATTTATTCTTACCGTGCATGACCAAATCGTGATTTCAGTGCCTAGACAGCACGCGCAGTCTGAGTCGCTTATCCTTCAAAGCTGCATGGAGTCCATAAAGCTAGACGCTCCGTTGCTAGCAGATGGCTCATTTGGGCCTAACCTTCACAATATGAAAGACTTCGATGCCAAAAACGAGAGCGAGTTCCTCTACGCAGCCTAGCGCTGTGTGCTTTGAGTGCGGCAAAAAGTATGGTTGCAGAGTACTTCCAGGTGTGTCTACGTACCACATTGGCAAGTGCGGTGTATGCCACCAGACGAAGGAAGTTACTGAGCCACGCGACTTTGGGTACATGAACCGAGATTGGAAGAAGCATGTCAGCTAATGAGTGGGCAAGAATTGCCGATAAAAGACCGCATATTGGAGATAGGTGCTTGATACGCATCAATGACGTTGTGCAGCACGAGGTCTACATCTACGATGAATCGGATGACGAACCACCGTTTTGGTTTAGGTATGGTGTAGAAGATCTGCCGTCTGTCGAACCAGAGCATCTTTGGATGCCACTACCTAGACTCGGCAAGGTAAGCATTGTAGCGCTTGTTGATGTGCCTTCATTGTCCTACAGTGCAGGCATAAAGGCGCTGATGAATGGCAAGCTAAAGGACCTGCCATGAAAATACCTGACTGGCACCAACCCAAAGATCAGATGTGTAGCTTAGGACGGCACAGCTGGGACGTGTCACGACTTCATGAGCTAGCACGTAAGCTGCCTATTATGGACGTGCCACTGAACCATCTGAGCTTGTACTACACATACGAGAAACTTACGCTGCGTCAGATGACCATGCATATTCGCGCAGTCAACGAAGCTGATTTAGACTACCCCATTATACTCGACGAGGACGGGGAGTTGCTCGATGGGCGGCACCGACTGATGAAGGCTATGCTGCTTGGTGTAGACACGATTCGGGCTGTTCGCTTCGACACGAACCCACCTCCTTGCAAAGTATCGGATTAGCTGTGGGCAACTTCTATAATAACGCTATAACACGTAAGGCTGCCAAAAGTCACAGATGTTCGTACTGCGGCGAAACTATTCACAAGGGCACTGAGTACTCACACCAAAAAGGCCGGTACGAAGGTAGCTGGTATGACAACAGGATGCACTTTGAATGCTATGAGGACCTTTGCGAAAACGGTGATGGTGAGTACACCTTGTACAGTAATGAGCGTCCAAGGCCTTTCCAGTGCAGGTTCTGCGGCTGTCCTTCGTGGGTAGACCCGTCTGACCAAGTACCTCCGCCGGACTACTGCCACGAATCTGACCATGGAGAACCCTATGCTTGAGAGGGATGTTGAGAGGCGCTTTGTAGCACGACTTAAGAAGGAGCTAGGCCTACGTAGTGCTAAGCTCAAGGCAATAGCCAACTCTGGATGGCCTGACAGGTTGATACCGCTGCCTAATGGGTTGTCAGTTTATGTTGAACTCAAAGCGCCTGGGCGCGAGAAGAATACCTCAGCGCACCAGGAAGATGTTATAGCCTATTTAAAGTCTTGTAATGTGCCTGTGTTAGTAACTTCATCACATGAAGACGCCATAAACTTCTGCATACACCATAGTTTGAGGAAGGTTGCGCCAGAATGACTGACCTTACCAACTGGGTACCGCCGCAGCCATGGGTGCCGCATGACTACCAAAAGGAAGCCGTGCAGCATATCTTGCAGATGCCCGGCAGCGGGTTGCTGCTAAAGCCCGGTAAAGGCAAGACATCGTCCCTGCTAGCTGCGTTCAAAATACTGCAGAACAAAGGCCTAGTCAATGCCGTCTTAATTGTTGCCCCATTACGTGTTATTAAATTTACTTGGGCGCAAGAGGCAGAGAAGTGGATTGATTTCGAGCACTTTAAGTTCATTACACTACATGGGCCTAATAAAGACGCTGACTTGAAGAAGAAGGCGGACGTGTACCTTATCAACTTTGAAGGCTTGATTTGGTTATTGCCTAAATTGGCAAAGCTGAGCGTGTGGCCATTTCAGATGTTGGTAATCGATGAGTCAACAAAGTTGAAGGCCTACGATTCTAAACGATTCAAACTACTAAAGCCTTTGTTGTCAAAGTTCAAGCGACGAGTTATTTTGACAGGCACGCCGGCACCAAATTCACTCATGGACTTGTTCTCTCAAATGTACATAGTAGATCAGGGCAAAGCGCTTGGCAGGTACATCACACATTTCCGCAACAGCTTCTTTACGCTGGATACCTCTAGGTCAAAACCTGGTGAGCCGCCTAATGCCTGGAACTACGTACTAAACCAGGGTGCTGACGTCGAAATAAAGGAGCGTATTAAGCACTTGGTATACACTAGCGATGGCCCAGAGTATACGTTTGGCCAAGAGCCACTAATAAACGACCTCTACGTAGAGCTACCACCGGCTGCTAAAAAGCAGCACAAGAACATGCTTAAGTTGCTTATGGCCCAAGTAGAAGAGGGCGTCGTACTCGCTGCAAATGCCGCTGTTGCTATGGGTAAGTGCATACAGATTGCCAACGGGGCGCTCTACACAGACGACCAATACAACTACGAGGTGCTGCATGATGGTAAGCTAGACGTGGTAGAAGATTTGCTAGAGGAACTTAGTGGTAGCCCAGTGCTTATTTGGTATCATTTTAGAAGCGATATTGCGCGTCTGCAAGCTAAGTTCCCTGGAGAGGTTTTCACGGCTAAGTCTAAACCAGACATTGTTGAGAGATGGAATGATGGCAAGATACCAATCATGTACGTGCATCCAATGAGTGCGGCACATGGTTTGAACTTACAAAAGCCAAGCAACACTATGATTTTCTTCTCAATACCGTGCTCGTCAGAGGGTTACCAGCAGGCTATTGCTAGGCTTGCCCGCCAAGGCCAAAAGCACCAAGTTACTGTGCACAGGATACTATCACGCGGTACCGTGGACGAGTCTTTGATTAAGACGCTAGCTAGGCGCGACGCTAACCAAGCATCACTAATTGCCGACTTGAAGGAATTTTGGCATGGTAACAAAGACCTGTAAAGTTTGTGGTGAATCTAAAGAAGCTGTTAAAGGCACTTGGGTTACCTTGCGAGGCATGCCAGAGGGTAAAACATGCTTGGCATGCAAAGTAAGCATAGCAAAAGCTATCAGGACTACTGAAGAGGGCCGGGAAAAGTATAACGCGTACTTCTTGGCGAGATATTACAAAGACCCCAATGTTAGGGTTAAGCTAAACGAATGCAACAGGCTAAGACGCAGCACCCCAGAGGGCGCCAGCTACGCCAAAGCAGCAACCCTAAAAAGTTCACGAAAGATACGTGCTACTGAGGTAGGTAAGGCAGCGCATAGTGCCAGGAACTTGGCGTGGGCTGCTCGAAATCCTGACAAACACAACGCCCGTGGCATGTTGAGGCATGTCTCTAAGCTACACCGTACACCTGCATGGGCGGACCTACGGGCAATACAGGAGTTCTACACGCTAGCCACGCAGCTTACTGCTAGCACTGGTATTGTGCATTCCGTTGACCATGTAATACCTCTACGTGGAAAACTAGTCAGTGGCCTACACGTGCACAATAATTTGCAAGTAATAACGAAAACAGCGAACAGTTCCAAGGGAAACAAATTTGATCTGGAAGAGTTTAACAGCAAACACGTGATATAATAATCATTCTTGACGGAGATACTATGTTCGAGGTTCGCAGAAGTAGGCACGGCAAGGCAGCACTAGTAGTGGGCGGGAAAAGCATTCTGAAATTCATAATGCTGGATGGAAACGGGCCTAAGTTTGGTTCGGCAGATTCTAGTGAGTTCTACTCAGAGTTCAACAAGACTCTGGTGATGACCGAAGAGGCTGCAGCCATCTCCTTCCTAAAGGCAGTAAAGCAAGGCTTCAGGCACAATGCTGAAGTTATTCAATTCTTAATGAAGGAAATTTTGATGAAAAATTTGTCAGATTTGACACTCGACGAGATCGTAACGCGCTATAATAGCATTGCTGTGTCGGCAGGCAAGAAGCCGCGTAAGTCCTTTGATTCAAAGGCAGCCGGGCTCGCGGCGCTTGAAAAGCTGGATGCAGAAGTAGGAGTGGCCACGCCTGCGCAAGAGCAAGCGGCTACAACGTCAACCCAACGAAGGAGTAACAAAATGAACCAACAAGTCGAAGGTACTGAAGTCAAAGAAGTCAAGGCTCGCGGTAAGGGCATCGGCACCCGCGCTATGGAATTGCTGATCGAAGGCAAGTCCACGCAAGAAGTCATTGATACCGTCAAGGCCGAAATTCCAGATGCCAACCCCACTGGGGCTACAATTGCATGGTACAAGAACAAGCTGCGCCAAGAAGGTAAGCTTGCTAAGCCGGTCAAGAAGGAAAAAGTTGCCAAGGCTGACAAGGTCGTTGCCGAAGTTGCTGAAGGTGAAGTCGACCAGGACGCAGAAGGCGAGTAATACAGCGCCAAGAGTAAAGCCCATTAACGTGGGCTTTATTTCTGACTTCTTATACATTCTTACGGAGGTACATAATGCCGGGTATTGATGCAGTTTTGGAAACAAGGGGCGGAACGCATGGCGTGTTCGAAGAGTCCGCCATTACTGTACAGCGCCTAAAATATGAAATGCGCCAAGCGCCTAACTGGAAAAGCTTGTCAGCAGCCCAAAAAGAAGCCCTCGAAATGACCCAACACAAAATTGGGCGAATTTTACACGGTGATCCCAACTTCGCTGATCATTGGGTCGACGCCCAAGGCTACTTAAAATTGGCAGAACCAAAATGAATAACTGGGAGCAAGACTACATCAACCTAGTGGGCGAAGTCATTGACAACGGCTTTATTGCAGACTCACGTGCTGGGCTGACATACTCATTGCCTTTTAAGACTATTACCATTCCGCTTGACGAAGGCTTTCCATTACTGACCACTCGTAAGATGTTTCCCGCCGGTGTGTTCGGTGAGCTTGCTGGGTTTGTTCGTGGCGCTGAGGACTTGACTACCTACGAGAAGTTCGGCTGTAAGTATTGGCGTGACAACGCTGCAGCTTGGTCGTTTAACCAAGACTTGGCAGTTGAAGACTGGCAGATTGGCCGATCATACGGGGCTATTTGGCGTGACTTTGGCGGGGTTGACCAGCTGAAGCAAGTAATTCAACAGTTGAAAGCAGACCCGTTGTCTAGGCGCCACGTGGTTAGTGCTTGGGACCCGGCGGCAAAAGCAGCGCTCCCATCATGCCACATCTTGTATCAGTTCTACGCCCGAAATGGCGAGTTGCACTGTGGTGTAATGATGCGTTCTGTTGACTTGTGTGTAGGTCTACCAAGCGACATCATTCTATATGCACTGCTCACAGAGTTGATTGCCAAAGATACTAGGCTTAAGCCTAAGTCACTGACATTCTTCTTCGGCGATTGCCATGTCTACGCAAATCACATTGAGCAGTTCCGCGCTAAGCAAGCTTGTCAGGCACCGCTTGAATCGCCGAGCCTAGTGCTTAGCTCTACCGCCACAACTCTACTGTTCACCCCCGCTGAGGCCACTATCTGTAACTACGAGAGCGGCCCCACAATTTCATACACGTTTAATGCTTGAGGATAACATGAATAAAATTACTAAACAATGGATCAAGGACAAAATTCGTAAGGCAGACTATACGCGCATTCCAGACTCTACAGTGACCATCTGTAATATTACCTTAGAGAATGGGTTCTCAGTACGCGGTGAGTCGGCTTGCATTGATCCGGCTAATTTTGACGAATGGACTGGCGCCGACTTGGCATTCAAAGACGCGTTCGAAAAGCTTTGGCAGCTTGAAGGCTACCTGTTGGCCGAGGGTCTTTGGATTCAGCGTGAGTGTCCTGAGGTTAAAGACTTTGGCTGGGCTATTAGGCAGCTCAAGGCCAACAAGAAGGTTGCCCGCAAAGGTTGGAACGGCAAAGGTATGTGGTTGTCGTACTCGCCTGGCGTAGCCTGTGTACGCTACACTAACTTCTGGTCTAAGGCGAATCGTGCCTGGGCTGAAGGGCAGCCTAATGGTGATGCTGAAGTATTACCGTGCATTGCCATGAAGACGGCTGACGACAAGATTCTTATGGGCTGGCTAGCATCTCAGACTGACATGCTAGCCGAAGACTGGGTAGTTGTCGAGTAAAGAGCAGCGGGTTGTCAACTTGTCCAGCGATGCGTGTGGCTAAGCCCTAGGCTCCATGCAAGCAACAGCGCAAAGAAGGTGATGACGAGCTGGAGAAAGAAATCAGTAGCAACAGTGGGCCACTAAAATTAGCTGGCCCACTGCCTTATTCACGATGCCCCATAGCGCCATGTACGTAGCTGTCCTCAATAGGCTGTCCAGCGCCACGTACTGCGCGCTCAGCCATATCCTGCAACCAGCCTAGCCCACCTTCCAGCTTTGGCTTGGCAAAGTACATATTCTTACCAAGTGCTGAGCCTGCGTAGTTATTCAAACCCTTCATAGCACTTAACACACCAACTGGCGCTGCTACACCGGATAGTGCAATGCGCGTAGCCGGATCAATGGCGTCGCCTAGCATGCCAAGCCCCATGTACGTAGTGCCTGCAACAGCGGGTAACGTACTGGCTGCTAAGAATGGTAATGTACGTGCGCCAGTAGGCGGCGGGGTCGTACCGGCTTCAGCTGATCGACGTGTTAGTTTTGCAATATCTCTAGCGTCTTCAATAGATTGTCGCTCTGCAGGGCTGAATACATAGTCACCTGCATGTGACTGTTTGGTTGTGTTACGCAGTAGTGACGAGTTGCCTAACCCAGCAAGGTCAGGGCTTACTGATGGGTCAACCATCTTGCGCACAAGCGCCGACTTCATGGCTTGTTGACCTTGCGGCGTGGTGTGTGCCATTATGTCTTTGGCTATACTAGTTTCTTGTGGTGAGAGCGCTTTGTTAGCCACGGTGTCAACGTCCATGTTTCCATTGATGATGTTTCTAATCATAGTAGACTTGGAGTCAAGCTTAGTGGGGTCACGGAAAGGCATTACTTCGTCTTTGTAAAAGCCTCGTGCGTCTTTCCATGCTTTATTAAGCGCCGAGTTACCCTCTTGGCTGCCCCATGCATCAAGGTCTTTGTTAAACGCACTAAAAATAGTGGCAGCGTGCTTTACCGCTTCGCCGTCTAATCCAGCAGGTAGTGTGCCATTCTCATACTGTGTATGCAGTTTATCGTACCAAGCGCCGAGCCGTTTGCGCAAGAACTGCGCATCGTCAAAGCCAAGTTCCTGCGGATACTTGAATGGTGTCATCTTGGTGACGTTGGCACTTGTAGCTGGGTTGATAATCAAACCATTCTGGGCTCCAGTATCATCTGCGAGCCCCATCATCTTCTTCAGAGTAGAGTTGTTCTTGAACTCGTCAAACAACTCTGGGTAGTCAGCTAGCGCTGAGTCAGTAGCCATCTTGGCACGATCTGGCCTAATAGGTGTAAGGTTGGGGCTGCGGCCGGCAATATCCGCCACATCCTTGAACTTGGCACTAGCAGCCCTCTTTACTTGGTCAAACTTGTCCAACACACCCTGTACGATGGATGAACCTTCACTACCTGCTGGCGTGGTGGCAATTCCATCAACAGTGTCTTCAAGTACTCGGCGGGTAGCATCTTGTTGCTTTTGCATGTCACCGGAGCGCCCAGACCAAAATGGCCTATTGGCGTTTTCAATGCTAGCCCACTCGCTAGTAGGATCAATATCACCAATGGTGGTAGGCACACCTTTGGATTGAGCCAGTTGGTATAGTCTTCTTTTCTCAATATCTGTCCAAGTTGTTTCGGGTAGACTCACGCCCAGCTTTTTGGCCAGCGCTCTTGCAGAGTCGGGTATAAGTTCTGGTGAAGCATGCAGCGCCTTGCCTAGTACACTGGAAAAGCCCCTACCGACAGCATTACCTGCAGCACCTGCAATACCACCCGCGCCTACGTTAAATAGCGTACCGTTTTCCTCATTGGAGGCAACTGGCGTTACAAGTCCTTGCGCACCGCCTTGTAGTGCAGCGCCACGCGCTGTGCTCAAAGCTGCGGCTGCTTTCTCAGGCAACGCAGCAGGCAATGCCATTGAAGCAACCATGTCAGGAAGTCCATGACCAAGCATGCCTGGTGTAGT